AATTAAAGGAGGATTATTATGTTTTCACTGTCAGACATGTTGGCAAAATTTCTTATTCATTACCATGCTAATTGTGTGGATATCACTAACTGTTTAGGACAGTTGCATCTGATATCCGACAAGGAGTGGGAAGAACGAAACAAGAAGCACATTATGGCATTGATCGAGAATCCGCAAATCAATCGAGCAGGATTATTCTTGAACAATGAAGAGGATAGGCATCCATAACGGGTGCTTTTCCTCTTTTGCGCACATTTTGCAAGGTATATAGTGAAAGGAGGACCCACTTCGGGCAAATTCTTCACTGATTTGGAGCTGACATTACGTTGGCTCCTCTTTTTTATCTTATTCTAAACTTAAGGAGGCTTAACTATGAACATTCCGAATACGCACAAACAAGTCGAGGTTGTACTCGCTGATGGTGATGATGAGATCCGCTTTGAATGTGACAATCTCATTGCGCCGTTGATCCAAAAACTTAATGAACATGGTCTTAAAACCAGATTCTGCTGTTCTGGACACGAAGACGATGCTTTCTACACCATGTATATTGATTTTGTGTCGATTACGGAAAACAACAATGACATGGTTGACAAACTTTACGAGCTCGTCGATAAGGCCCAGGAGTATTTCGCAATGGAATTCGATTATAAGATGCGCTCGGTCGACCGCGATAACCATGAAGCGCGTTTGTTTCTAATAAACCCAACCATCGACGAACTCCGATTAGCTGTAAAGCTGTGTACGGGATCCGAGTTTGAAGATGTGTTTTACGTTGATGAAAACGGCCGCATCAAACGGACAGGACGATTCGAAAAGGCAATAAAACTCGAAATCATCCTTAGACCTAATATTACGGATGATAAGGTCGACGAAAAGCATATTCAAGAAAACTACGAGTTTGTGATGGCTGGTGTTAACCGGTTGTCTCAACTCGTCGATGATATCTAAACTTATTCTAAACTTAAGGAGGCTTATTTATGGAAAAGAAACTCAATGTGCATCCCGAAATCGAAGAGGTGCTTCGAAACGGCTTTACTGATTCTCGGACTGGTATTACATACTCAAAAGAGATCGTAAAAATGTTCATCGATGAAGCAATCAGACGGCATAACGAAGGGCAATATCATGGCCCGTTTACTGATTGTGCAGAGCTAATTCATGATCTTGGTATGGGTCGAGTAACTTATCTTGCGTGCTCTAACACTCCGGGATGGGTTGTCGACGACAATAAAGAACGTCCTGATGCAGGTCCGATTAACGTCACTGATTTAATTCAATCTAACCATCTATTAGGTTCTTACTTCGCCGGACTTCAGATTCAGATTCGAACGTTCACCAGAAAAGAAGATGGTTGTCATGTAATGGCCATAACTCGCAAAGATCCCATTAAGATTTATCATCAGCAGGGATTGAAAAGGAGGTAATGACCATGCGTGAATACAAATGCAGTAGATGCAGTAGAGCGATAGAAACGAATCCAAACTGTGTAATGACTGACAAGGGAGTTTCATGGTCGTTATGCGATTGTTGCTATAAGGATCTTTGTTCGTTTATGTCGCCCGATGGTTATCGTTATCACCATCAGAAAAGTGAAGAAGCTGCGTCTGAACTTGAGGCTAGCGGACGACTGTTTGACCGTATCTCCAAGATCAAATTGAAATAAGGAGGAATCAGTATGAAAGATGCTCCTTTGTTCATTATCGAATCGGTGACCATGATTGATAAGAACGACGGACACGTCATCCGCAACCAACATCACGTTCGTGAGTTCAAAGATCATCAGAGCGTTGTTGACTATATGGAAAGTCGGACAGCAGCTCTTAAAAACAAGGGCTATACCATAAAATTCACTGATGATGGACGAGTGAATTGTACGAACACCGCTATCGGACAGACCAGAGTCATTATCGTATGTGAACAGCGGTTCTTTGCGAGTAAAGAAGAACATGCTAAAAGACTCATGGAGTACGTGTTGACGGAAAGCGGAATGAAAGAACCTACCGATTCTCTTAATGCACTTATGAAGAAAGCGTTTGGAGACTCTTATCACTTTACTTAAACTAAACTTAAGGAGGAACTTAAAATGAAAAAGGAAACCATCGATTCTGTAGCAAGAGTGACTGAGGAAGTAATTCTGGACGTCGCTGGTGGCATTGTCGGTGCGGTTGGCGAGCACGTAATCGCACCCTTCGTTATGGCGGTCATCAAGTATGACTTCCTGTGGAGAAATCCAAACGCGTCAAAAGAGGCCACAGATCTTCGTGTAAAACAGGAAGGTGAGCTTCTTCTTGCTAAACTTAGACGCGAGGGATATGTCAGTATTCGCAATGTTGAACCTTCTAGAATCTATTATGCTCGTAGATCGTTTGCGGTATACCTTGAAGATTTACTTGAGCGGATGTATAAGAATGGAGCGACTAAAGAAGAAATTGACTCTATCTCTGAAATGAGATGGGAATTCGATAGAAGGTATGGCGGATGTCGTGGCCACATTTCTACGAACAATCTCAGATGGATTATCAAAATGGAGAACAAGTATGGCGTAGAGGAGGAAACCTGAGATGAATAAAAGGTATCCTAATGGTCCAGTTGCCCGTCTCACTCTGCTTTCTATTGGCAAAATGAAAGTCGTAAGTGGCGTCATTATTCCAGCGACAGAAGACTTATCTGGTATAGCGTTCGATAACATCATCGACGCAACCGGAAATCGAATTGACATTTATCGTAACGCCATTAACGTACTCGAGAAGAAGGACGGTCATTTCATCTACGATATTCTGAGATACAACACCCATCTCGGATATGACGCTTATGCTATCGCTAACATGACCATGAATCCTCTGAGCAGACTTATGCCTGGTGAAAAAGATCTTATCGGACGGTTCATGACGACTATCTGTCTCGAGAGTGAATTCGCGATGGACTTTGATGGAGATCTGATCCAGATTCTTAACGAAGGTCTGGTTCGGCATATGTTGGAGGATAAGCATAATGGCGAACCCTGATTTCAAAATTGACAGAGGGGAAGTAATCTGGGAGCGGATTTACGATGGTTCCGACCGTTGCCGCTTCCTCATAACCTCCGATAAACGACGCGAAACGTACTTTCTGTATGAGGTCGCAAAAGATGGTGTCTCGACTAAAAAGACTCACAAGGCGAGAACACCTGCACAGATCTGGAATAAGTATCTGGATCACAAATGCTAAACTTTACTTAACTGGAGGTAAATCATGAATAACCATCACAAAATCGGATACTCGGTTCCTGAGGTCGCTCAGATCTTTGGATGTACCCCGGTTACCGTTCGAAAGTACATCTATGATGGCAAACTCAAAGCCGATGTAACAAAGAACGACAAGCAGAACACCATTCGTATTTGCAGGGAACACCTCGTCGAGTATATGACCGAGCATCCGGGTCGCTTTGACAGCGAGCTGCTGAAGCGCTTCGGTGTTGATACTGACGATGGTAAAACTGCAAAACCGTCTGATGTGAAAGACAACAAAGCAGACTTTGCTCCCGGCGCTTATACCGTTACGGATGTATCTGAACTCGAAGGAGCATGGGGTAAAGACAAGAACACGAATAATAAAGTGAAACCAACGAAGTCGCGTAAGGAGTTTCCGGCTTATGAAATCGTGGCTGACGGTAAAGTCGTTATATCCGGCTGCGAGAAGTTTACAGTCGGCAAGATCATCGATGCGCTTATCATTGACCGAAATCTTGATATCGCAAATATCTCGATTAAGAGGAAATAAGGAGGATAATCATGGGAGAAAGACTCATATTTAAGGTAATCAAGAGTGAAAAAACAAATCGCTACCATCTATTATCATTGGAGTGGATACACCGCGTCCATTTATTCAGAAGCAGCCACGCTAGCTGAATGGTTACGCGACAATGGTTTCACGGGTGACGAGAGCATTGAAAAGACTCAGGAAATGTTGCTTCATTTCGTGCAGCAGAACGGAGGCGGTTCTGGAAGCGTTGGAACTAGAGAAGAGTTTCGTAAGCGCGGTATCAATCCAATGGAAGACGGTTACAGTCGCAACTATGGTCTGCTTGACATTACGGATAGAGATATGGCAAACGCTGAACACTGGGGAGAACATATCGAAGAGTTTAATCTCGACGATGAGACATTTACAAACAACGAATTCACATATGAAGACCCTGAAGAAATCGACTGGATCGAACATCCAGAAGACATCCCTAAATGGAAACCTGATTCTAGATATGTTGGGGTAGTCAATTGGGATGATGCCAACGACGGTCTCAAATGGTTTGAGGATCTTCCTAGATATGACGGTATTCTCGGCACCGTTAAGGAAGACGGAAAAGATTACTATGTTGTTGCTTGTGAGTGAAGGAGTATAATCATGGCTAAACTTCAATGGAAAGACGTTTCTGATAAATGGAAGGATGTAAACATCGTGTTCGTCGGAAACGTTAAGGATGTGGTTCTCAAAAAGGTCGCAGCTATTCGTCTTAGTCCTAATAATGGCGATGGCACAGACGAATGGGTATTTAAGAGCCCAAACGGAAGCGAGTTCGTATTCAACAATCGTCATATCGTGCAGGTAATCATCACGCCACACACAAACGATTTATCCATTGTCTCAACTCGAGATGAGATCACGTATGATTTCTCGGATGAGGAAGGGCTGTCAGAAAGAGAAGCACTGAAGGAGGTGGAGTAATGGAAGCAGAAGCTATCAGACAACGTCTTGACGACATCATTAAGAATCTATTTAAGACCATGATTCCGAAATACATCAACGGTCATGCAGTGTATGGCGGATATGGGGTTAACATCGTAAGTCCGGCATATATCAATCTAGATTACGGATTCGGATTTGAGCCAAACAGTGGGAATACTGAAATCACCCATTACTGGTCTTATGGAGAGGGTATTCCGATTTTGGGACGGTTCGACACTGAAGAGAATTTTAAGCTCTTTGAGAATCGCGTAAAGGACGATTTCAAACGTCGTCTAATCGATATGTGCGAAGCAATCAATAAGGATGACTCCGAGAACCATCCCACCAACGGTGATCTAATCCGACGTATGAGCAATAAAGAACTGGTTTCTGAACTTGGCGGATGGACTGGTTTTGGATGCAACAGATGCAATAGGGATTCAAATACTTGCGATCCTTCCTGTGACTGTCCTGACGGCATTTATGAATGGCTTTGTTCTATCGCTGAGGAGGTGGAGTGATGACAAGAGAAAAACTCGAACAACTGAAGGATCTCGATTACACAATTGAGCAATTGGAGGATGCAATCAGTCATCTTGAAAATACGGATTACAAATACATCTACATAAATGGCATGAATTGTGATGGAGTATCAGATAAGATCATAACAACAGCTGATGACGGTACAGACGGGCTTGTCGATTGTATTCGTACATTTCTCTCTAAGAGACTTGACGATATGAAAAAGAAATTCGAGGAGGCTTGACCATGGACTCAAAGATCATCAGTCTGATTAACCGTCGTCGCAGACAGATCCTAGTCCATAGCTATATCTACTATGAGCTTGATGACAACATCATTGACGATGCAACATGGTCCAAATGGGCCTTAGAGCTCGAAGAATTGCAACGGGACTATCCTGAAGAGAGTTCTGCTGCCGTGTATGCAAAGGATTTCGAGAACTTCGACCATAGCACGGGAGCAGGACTCAATTATTTCAAATCAGAAATTATCGGGGCGGCAAGGATGCTTCTTCGATATAAACATGAAACGGAGGCTTAACCATGACCAAAGAACGACTTTCTGTGATCAATAGTCTTAAGGCACGTATTGAGGCGCTCGAGGAGGATATCGAAAACTTCGACGATTGTCGACTCTCCTATGATCGTGTAGAGGTCATCGGTCGAATCAATGGTGAGGGTCTCGGTAATGCGGATGTTCTTCTCGATCTTGCTCCGTATCCGAAATTGATGGACATGATAAAAGAATATCTCGATTCAGAACTCGAGAAACTAAATCGAGAATTTGAGGAGGCTTAATCGTGAAAGAATCATTATGCGCCCATTGTAAGAATTGCGAAGAGGTCAAATACGATGGTTTCCTGTGTGATTGCACGGGGTATATCGAGGATAAGACAACTTCGACCGGCTGTGTTATGTTCGAGGATGACGGATTCGTTAATCCTGAAACAACTAATAAGGAGGAAAACAAAAATGAATAATAAGAATCATCGGTATTCCATGAGCGACATTATCGCTACCATGGCTATCAACGGCGCAACGAGGGATGAGCTCGAGCGGGCTATCAAATACAGCGCTGCGGTTATCGACGCTGAGAGAACTCGCAAGGCACTCGGTATCGATGAGCTCGTAGAGAAATATATCAATGTTGACTCGCATGAGACTTACGAAGAAGAACTCGACGCTGTCGATGCGTTCTTCGATAAGTACGATGAGCTGATCTCTACGGCTTCGAGAAACTCTCTTCTCGGAATGATGAACGATCTGGATAACGCCATGGTATGCATTGAGGGTCATATCGTTGGCGAAACCGAAAGTAATGCAAATAACACAGACCTCAAGGAAGCTGAAGCATACATTACCCATGTTACTCTGCTTCTTGCACAGATGTGGTCGGACGAGAATCAGGATATCGAGCTGACGTGTGTTAATCCAGCGACTGGAGAAGAAACCATTATCAATGGTAAGGAGGAAAAAGAAGATGAGAGCTGTTAATATTCACTGGGATGTTGATTACGATGCTGATGGAAACTATCTGCCTACAGAGGTCGAAATCCCTAAGGAACTTACCGATGAGGTCAAGATCAGCGATTGGCTGAGTGACACTTACGGCTTCTGTCATGGCGGTTTCAGAATCGAGATGACGGAAGAGGAGCGTCAGAACTACTGCAAGGGCTGTGCTCGCAGTATCTATTCCGATGGTCCTCTCGGTTGTAGTTGCGATATGAATGTCGCGGATAACGGTTATTATAACCATGCTAACTATCCGTGCTATACGAGAGTTGAGGATAAAGCTGGTATGATCCGAGCAAAACAAAACAGCGAGCTTATTATCGCTTACACACCTAATAAGGAGGAAAAAGAAAATGACTGATTATCAGGCTATCAATCCGGAGCAGGCGGCAATGGAGTACCGTCTGAAGGAAATCGAGAAGGAAAACCGCAGACTCAAGGCAGGACGTATCGTTGGGTACGTCCTCGCTGGTGCTTCTGTCATCGCTGCGGTATACTGTGGAAAGAAGCTCAAGGACATCATGGGAGTCGTGAACTCGGCTGTTACGGACGTGTCCTCTCTGACATACATCGACGTACAGCAGGCAGTGGTTGATAAAGCAGTTGAGAAAGCCGCTCAGAACGCTGCTGGAAAAGCTGTGAAAGCGACTGAGGGACTCATGACATCCATGGTCGAACGGGCCGTGACCTCTGCTGTAGTCAACGCCAAAGAGCCTCTGAAGCAGGCTGTAACCGAGAAACTTGCTCGAGAAGTAGCTCTTATTGACAAGTCTGAACTCGTTGAGGCTGTCGAGGAGCAGGCTAAGGCAATGATTCTCGAGAAGTTCGAGGGTCGTCTTGATGGTATCGCTGCTGACTTCAGCCGGAATCTGGAGAACGTCGGAAAGATCTATCAGTCGATTGCGGAAACCATGCAGCCTAAGAACTAATGCTTCGCGAGGTTTACACCACATATTATGGGACCGAAAGGTTACTACTATATATGAGGTGAGAATCATGAAGTATGCAATTTCGAGACAGTATGGAAAGGACACGATAATTGTCAGCGAAGGCATCTACAACAAGCGTGAAGACGCAGAGAAGCGTTGCATTGAATTGGCTAATGAGAAAAAGGCCACCATTGCAAATGCGTACAAAATCCCGCTTGAGGATGTCCGAGTAGAGAAATCGTACGACGGAATTATCTGGATCAAATGGCTGCATTATTCAAACATGTATGAAGTAGTCGAGCTTGAGGAACATTAACAAGCTAGAGAGCATCTGGAAACAGGTGCTCTTTTACTTTTCATTTAAGGAGGATAATAATGAACGATGTAACTTACTATGGGGATCCTAGAGCGGTTCTCATCCATTACAACCAGAATCATGACCCCAAGACAGGACGATTTGCGTCGAAAGAGATAGGTTCTCTTGCGTCAGCCATCCATAACGATGCTTCGAAACGTGTTGGCAAAATCGAGAGCGATGTCCGTTCCGCTGCTGAAAAGACTAGCGCAAAGATGTACGGACTTGAACACAAGCAGAAAACTCTTGAATCCATCGCCAGAAAGATCGAGACCGACTCTCACGAAAAGGGAATCAGTCCCAAAGAGGCTGCTAACGACGTAAAAGATGCAGTTCGATTCACTACGATATCATCTGATGGTGATTTCGTTAAGAATTATCAGACATTCAAAGCTGAGCTTGCCAAGAAAGGATATGACGAACTTCGATGCAAGAACTACTGGGCTTTGTATAACGAAGGGAAAGCCAAGCATAAACAGGTCACATCAGTGTTCGGTGACGATACCGGCTATCGCTTTGAGGTGCAATTCCAGACACCATCATCGATTGACGCTAAAGAGAAAAAGACAAAACTGTATGAGGAAGTAAGAAAGGAAGGTGTTGCTGAGCAGCGCAGAAATGAAATCATAAGAGAGATGGAGAAGCTTGCAGAAACAGTAACTGATCCATCAGGCATCGAGAAAATCAAGAATCACTAAGGAGGATAATGATGGACAATAAGACAATCAACATTCCGAGGTTCAAACATGCAATCAGAGCCTTACGATTAGTTGCTTCTGGTATCAAAGAATCGCTGTATGAAAGTATCGATACACTAAGCGACGATCAAGTTGATATCATAAATGGTAGAATCAACGAGTTGAGAGAAGCAGCGAAAGTACTTGAGAATTACACAGAGGGAGATCACCATGAAGAAATCACAGGTTAACAAATGCGAGAAGATCGCAGACCATTACGGACCGGCTACGCAAGAAAAGCAGGCCGTTTCTGAGTTGATGGAGCTGGGATATGTTCTCACAAGAAGACCCTCACAACGGTCAAGCGACTGGAAAGAAGACTTGCTGGACGAAATGGCGGACAACACCATCATGATTCAGCAGCTCAGGCTTCTGTACGATATCTCAGACGAAGCGTTTGACAAGAAGATTACCGAGAAGCTTGACAGACAGCTTGAACGAATCAAGAACGGGGAATGACCCATGTACAAATGTTATGATTGCGCTATGTATGACACTTGTGCATATGTAAACGACAAGTCTACAATCAAGGCTATTATACCGGCATGTGACCGGTTCAAACCGAAAGGAGTAAATTACCATGGCAACTACGAAAAAGGAAACCAAGACAACAGCAAAGAAAGCACCGGTAAAGAAGGCGACTACAACCGCTAAGTCTACCACAACCAAGAAGCCGGCAACCAAGAAAGCACCGGTCAAGAAGACTAAGAAGGAAACTACAGTCGTCATGACCATCGAGGCTACATTTATCCTCAAGGCTGGTCAGACTCCGGACTCCATCAACCTGACTGACATCTGCCCGACCGCGGATAATGTCAATCTCAAGAAGATGCAAGTATTTGATAAGGACGAGTAAGGAGGGATAACCATGGACGGAGTCATTTATAAGAAATTCACGACATCTGAAGACGATGTTCTTTATCCGCTGTTCGGTTTCGCATGTGCTGACTACAACGAGAAGTATAATACAGATTCGACACAGATGCAAAATTACTATATCTTCGGAGGGGTCATTCAGGAAGAAGATACGGATGAAGAATTGTATCCTCATATGTTCAGATTAATCAAGAAGCTTATGAAGAAGGATACGGAACTTGCAATGGTCGTTCTCGGAGTAAAGGATGTATCTAACGAGTTCCGCGAGAAAATCATGGAAGAACTCGATGGAGCATTCGGTTTCGATGAACTGAAGGACGTCTACGAGGACAGAATCGTATTCGCTAGAAAGGTGTGATAAACGATAATGGAAATCAGACACGACTTTTGGCGCGGTAACGATATCCGTTTCGTAAATGTGAACGGAGAATGGTATGCTGTGCTCAAGGATGTATGTGATGCGCTTGGTATCAGCAATTCTAGAGACGTGCGTTATCGCATCCCGATTCGCTATCTCGAAAAGGTAAATATCGAAGACGAGACACATAACGTAGATTCAACCGACGTTATGTCTTCTAGAATGGGTCCGCATTCGCATCAGATGCTCGTCGTCAACAACCGCGGTATCTACCATGCATTTCTCGGTTCAAGAAAGCTTGAGGCTCAGAAGTTTGTCGAGTGGATGCTTGGTGTAATCGAGCAAGAGCAGGGACAGCAGGGTTACGAAGACTATCAGACCATGAGCTTCGCCGAAGATAAGGCTGCTGAAGACCCGCGTACGGACGAAGACATCATCAACCAGCATGTGGAAGACATCTGGAAGCTTCGTGAGTGGGGCGAAGACAAATGGTGGATCGAGTACGAGCAAGGACGATTCATTGAGCTTCGACAGTACGTAGACGAGTTCTGTCCAGAGGAGCTCGCCGAGGAAATCTATCTCCGTGCTTATCGTAAGTTCGGAGGACAGTGCTGATGGACGAATGGCCAAGAGAAGAGTGTCCTCATTACGAAGAAGAGCATGATATGGGAGCCACCATACCGATCTGTAGAAAAGACGGGTCGGTATGTGATGGCTGCAAGAAACGTGAATTCTTACCACCACAGGACGCTGTTTTATTGCTGTTTCTGATGGCATGTGCTGGGAGTATGAACAATCCAGAACTTCAGAACGATCAACCAGAACCGTTTGAACAAAAACAGGAGGAATAATCATGGACGAGACATTCGTACCTAATCTCTTGCGAGGTGAACTCGTTTTAAGAGAGGACAAATTAGGAAAACTCTCAGAAGAGATCCATAGACTTCGCGATAAGATAGCTAATACACATGGTAAGAACTCATCTTTTGATGTCTATTGGCTCAGAAAAGAGCTCGAGACATATGAATCGGCAAGGCGGGAACTGCGCGGACAGGTTTCCGCATTAAGACAAGCAATTTCAAAACTCGAAAAGGAGGATTAACCATGAATACTGATGATTTAAAGCTTCTTGGTCTTATCTCTTTATTAAGATGTGAGATTGCGAGAAACAAAGATGAACTCACATGCGAACAGGATGGCACCAAGTACGATGTAATATCAGTCGAAGCCATGACTCGTATACTTGATGATGTTGAAGCTGGTATGATTCAGAAAAGAAGTGATGATATCGCAAAGAAGGAGGCGTGAGTATGGTTAAACATTTAACCGCAAGCGGCGTATTATATACCTCTGGATATAAGGTCGGGACTTCCGGTTATACCATCGCAGACGACTATTTACAGACGATGATTCAGAAAAGTCCCGACAAGATCCCGGTGGTAGCTGATTTCAGCAAAGGGTTTCTGCATGATCCTGACAATCTTATCGGTTATGCGACCATAAGATACATCGAACCCAGAGATCCGTATCCGGGCTATATTCGAGCTACTATAGTCTTCAACAATAGAAGCGAGGAAACATACTACCAACTTCTGGAATCAAGTAAGGGCAGAGTGTCACTTCATCTCGGTTTTTACATGACACGAGTGAAATTCAGAAGTGAAGACAATCAGCTACGAAACGGTATAATCTCGGCTATTGCATTAGGAAAAGATTGCTTGGGCGGTCTGATCGATAGATTCGGATGGGAGGATAATGATGAGTAATAAAGAAGGATGCCTTTTCGCGTGGATTATTCTATTCATGGGCTGGGTGCTCGGTTACGGAACCGCATACTTTATTCCTCCACCAAACAATAATGAACCGATGGTCGTTGAGGAGCAGACCTTGACAAAGACCACAGCTACTACAACAGAATCGACGACAACTACTGTAACGACCACAACAGACGTCACCACCGAGCCGATTACCACAGTTACTAATGTTACAGACACCATGACATATATCGGGTCGTTTTGTGCTACTTACTATAAGGGCGATGGGGTTCCTTGTTACGGCGGAAGCGGACGAATGCTCGTATCGTGTTATGAGAAAGACGAATGGTATAAAGGGTCCGTAGCTTCTAAATTCGTGTTCGAGAATTACGGATATGATGTTAACGGAAAGACCATGGTGTATATCGAGTTTCCCTCGTTTGAGAGACTTAACGGATGGTATTCGGTAGACGACTGCAACGCCGATTCAAGTATTGTGGACTTCTATTTTTCTGATTACTCGACTTGTCCATGGCAGAATGACGGCGTCGTAATGTGCCAGGTTTGGATTTAAGAAAGGATGTCTAATGGAGATACTTAAACATGGCGATCAAGAGAAGATTCAAGCGATAAAAGAAGCTGATTTAAACAGTAACAACAGAACTGTCATCTGCGGTAACTGCAATTGTGTGTTTGCTATAAATACACACAACCCCGATGAATGCGGGTATGATTACTACGACGATGAGTATATTACAATTTGTCCAGATTGCAGATGTAAGGTTGTGTTCAGATGAAAATTCACGAGGACGACCAAATAAGGAGGAATAGAAATGGCCATCCGGTACATGATCATGAGGGCCAATGGCGATCTTTGGAATCGAAAGAATGAGGTGTGGGAATCTAATTCTATGCTTAAGAATCCCATGGATCAGATTTCATACGAAACTGAAGGAGAGGCAAGAATTCAGCAGCAAGAATTCGAAAAGCGTGGAATTGAGTGTCTCGTGTCTAAAGCTGTTAGTTGGGGGTGATCCGAATGAACATTATCAAACAAGGAGATCCCGCTATGCTTGAAGCAGAAAGGCGCAAGAAAGACATCAAGACGTTCCGTTGTCCTTTATGTGGATGCGAATGGGAAGCGTCTTTTAAAAATAAGGAATTCCGATGGATTAGATGCGGATATAACGACGAAGAAGTGGTATCCAATTGTCCGATGGAATACTGCGATGGTATCGGAAAGGAGGTTGCTATGTGAACCCAACGTGGTTTAACGAAATTGAAGGAGATGTCCTTTATCGTTTTGACTCATATTTGAATGGCGACTATAAATCATTCGCTGACGATTTCTATCTTGTACATTGCGTATCAGGAGATAATGCACAGGGAGCCGGATTTGCTAAGGTCTTGAATGATCGTTATCACTTCAGAGATAGTCTATGCGCGGACCTTGCTGAGAGTTTCCCGGGATTTGGCACAGACGGATGGACTTTCGATAGGCGCCATTGCGATTTCTTCCGGATACCGCTGCTCAAAGACGATGATGGTGAGTATTCTGCCGGTAAGATTCAAAGGATGCGCTTTAAAGACTCTATCGGACACATTTACGCAACCGAACGGTGTCCGCATATCTTAGGACTCGTTACAAAGCGCCATTACTACGAAAAGCCATCGCTCTATGACATGCGAGTGGCTATTAGAGGATTGCGAGAAAGACTTGAAACCATCGTGACGTACGGTAACGACGAGATGCTCACCGAAATAATGATGCCTCATATCGGATGCGGCCTCGATAGGTTGAGATGGGAAGATGTGAGAGAGGTCATATTCGAAGAGCTGTATCGTCTTGGTGATGGTGGTAACATTCGAGTTGTTGCAGTCAAACAAGGCAGATCCATACACGAAAGGAGAAAAGGCTAATGAGAACAAGCAAAGACAGTTATTATTGCAATATCGCGGTAGCAGTGGCAGAACGATCCACCTGTTTGAGGAGAAAGTATGGTGCCGTTATCGTCAAGGATGACGTTATTGTGTCGACTGGATATAACGGCGCTCCTAGAGGCAGGGCTAATTGCTGTGATATCGGTACTTGCAAGAGAGCTTCAGAAAACATTCCGCATGGTGAGCGTTACGAATTATGCCGCTCTGTACATGCCGAGCAGAACGCTATCATCGCTGCCGGATATGAGAAGACCAATGGTGCTACGTTGTATCTGGCTGGTGTTGATGTATCAGAGGTGGATGGCGCATTTGGAGAGGAGAAGTTAGTCGAGGATCCGGATTGCTGCATGATGTGCAAGCGTGTCATCATCAATGCTGGAATCAAGAAGGTCGTGTTAAAGGAAGAGCTTGATGATAAACAAGGCGGCGGTTATACAGTGACAAGTATGTCTATCCGTTCTGTTGCACTTAATGAGACTGCCTTGGTGGGTCTCTTGAAAATATTAAAAAGGAGTGATATTTATGTTTGGTTTCTCTGGCATTGAGGACCCACAGCAAAGTTATCGAGTCCGCTATGCAAGGGCTATGAAAATTAAGGAGCACCTGCGTGATGAAAAAGACAGAATCGAGATGCAGATACTTGAAAACGACGTTGCGCTTATTACTCTTAAGCGGCGGCTCTATACCTGTGGATTTTCTCAGATTCACATTGAGAAAAGTTGTCATATTGTCTCTAAGTGGCTTCAAGATGTGAAATCCGGTGCAGTAAAGCGAAACGATAAATGCGAGGGTAAGGAACAGTACAAGATGCTTTGTGATCTTATCAAGAACGACACTGGCATCGAAGTAAAGGAACTCACAGACATTATATTTGTTAGACATGAAGTCTGTAAACTCGAGTTTGAGTTTAAGCCTTTGATTAACCCTAAGATTCTTTGCAGACTTTCCGTTCCAAACTTTGAATCCTCTTATTTCTGCGCGTCTATTGAAGATGGTCCAATTGGAAACGAGAAAAACAAAAAGAATTACAACGACATTATATTTGACATGGATACTGAACTTTCTGTCATAACAAAGCGTACAAATTGGAGTACGGAACTCGAGACCATTGCGAGATTCCCAAACGGCACGCCACTTGCAGAATTCGGCGATGCTCTCAAAGCGTGGTGCCTTAATAAAGATAAGGAGGCTGACCATGACTAAAGAAGAACTGCTCAAAGAAATTAACAATACGCAGATGGTTATTTCTGAACTCAAAGAATCGATTGAGTATCTCGATGCCGTTGACGAGTTTGTACCATCGAGTGATGACTGCACTACCGAGAAGCAATTCCTTGCTCTTGGCGTTATAATGCGGTTTCACGCCAATCTTAGAAGCAAGCTTGACCGTCGTATAACCATGGCTAAGAAGGCTCTGGACGATGCACTTGAAGAGTATAAACGGTTATGCAAATGTGAACAAGAAGAGATTGAAAGAAAGAGCAAGGAAGAAGAGGAGAAGCGACAAGCAAAAATTGACAGATGTGCTCAGTGTCATTGGTTCGACGACGAAAACAAAAAATGCGGAATCGGATGGAATACTGACATGGACAAATGCGTTGACGCTACCATCTCTAAAAACTCGATTACAAGAAGGGGGATGGAAGAATGAACATTAGCGATGCTGCAATAGTGAAATCGCTTGTGCGAACATATCAGGACCTATTGGACGAGGTTCTTGAAGACTACAGCTTGATATGCGCTGTCCTTGGTCTGCTAAAAGAGCATGGTGCTCCTGAAGACGGCGATACTGTCAGACATTTACAGAGAAGACAAAATAAGATAGCCGACAAAATGAAGGGTATCCAAGAATGTCTTGATATAGCGCAAAAAGAACTGAAAGAACTTGAGGAGGGCGCAAATGACCGATAATGATAGAAAATGTGTAAATGAGCTTTACAAGAAGATCGTAAGGTCGAACGATCCGTATTACTGTGATCCTGAGACTTTACCGATGCCTGCTCTTTGTGCTTTAATTAAGGATTCTGTTACGGATAGAAACCTTGCGCTTAATGATTATAATGTAAAGATGTGCGAGGCAGAAAGGAAACTTCGTGAGCTGAAGGAGAAATTCGATAAGTATCGTCTCGCTGTTGAATCATTACTCGAGGTTCCTCCGGCAGCAAGAGAGAATATAGCCGCCATCGAGAGATCATATGAACATTCTAAAGCGAAGTACAAGAAACTGGAGGAATTTCATGACGAGATTATGGCAGAACTAGGCCTCCCTGTTAATGGGGTTGCGAACGATTTAATGGTCGCCAGAAACAGGATCAATATATTGTGTTACTATTCCGGCGCTAAACCCACGCATAAGATTATAATGAAGGAGAAAAGCGATGACGAAACTTAACCGTTCAGATGTTGGTCCATTGGTATGCTTGTTATTTGTCTTCTTTCTTATCGGCATTCTTGCTGGGGGTTATCTTGCTACACATAATACCGAAAGAGGACGAGACTGTCAATGTCAGTGTTCGTGTTGTGCGAAGGAGGAAGAGGAATGAATCCTGACTATGACAAAGTAATAGAGTTCTTTAGCGAGCATGAAACCGCCATTTATGGATTGGCTCCAACCGATGACGGTGCAGAAGAAGGAACTCTGCTGTGGTGTATTAAAGAGCTTGATGACATTTACAATCGTAGCAAAGGAATAGTTCTTGCAGACAGGGGCATCACACTAAAGAACCAGATTTTGAACGTTTTGTGTACTCTTATGGATATTTATGAAAACAGTTCAAATGATGGGAGCTATACTTACTACGAAATTTGGAACACAACATCTGAACGTACGAGCGAGTGTACGGAAAGATGCTTTACCATTGAGACTGCCAAAGAGCATCTAGCAAGCCATCATTGTGACTGGTGTCGTCCAGCTGGAACTGGGCGTATATATGGTGTGAACCTTGTACCTACAGAAGACGGTTCTATAACAATGGTAAGAACAACGGCGTATGAAAATAAATGAGGAGGGCTAACCATGACTGATAATCAGAGAGCATACGAAGCAGCTATTTGTGAAGTTGCTCATGTGGATGATATCGGGGACGTGTCTGATGGATTCCATACATTCAACCAGTTGTATCATCAGAGAGCCATGTTGTTTGCGGCTCTTGTGAACCAGAATCGTGATATTTCATGGAAGACGAGAAAGCACGAGGATGGAGAACCTTGCTTCGGAGGCGGATGGTTTCTCGTTACAATCGATACTCCTGCCGGTCCTTATGGGTATCACTATGAGGAAAAATACTGGGATATGTTCCACTGCAAGGAACTTGAGCGAGCGAAACACTGGGATGGCTATACCGAAGAAGATGTCGGACGATTGATGAGCTTGTGCGAGGACAGAAACTGCGTAACCGAACCTAGTTGTTTTAATTGTAAATGGCACAATGACTTTATAAAATGGTGCAATCTACTTAACATACCAATTGATGGTCGTGCTAACACTTGCGCGATGTGGGAATGTCGTAAAGATAAGGAGGAAAGTGATGCCTAACGGTAAATATGTCCTTGTTCAAAAGACCATCAGTAAGGTTACAGACGATATAAAGTATGAGGAATTGTTAGTCTCTGATGACATCATGGATGTTCTTAATGAGCTGATGGATAATCTAGAAATACATAAAAGTTGGGGCGACCGCATTGAGATGACTGACGCAAATAGTTTCTTCAGTGAAACCTTAGATATGACGTATATCTATTCGATTCATTTTAAGAGAAACCCGGAAGTCATGAGATTTAAGGAGGTTAACCATGAATGTACTTGTTGAGTTAGAGATCCCGAAAAGCTGCGAAGAATGTCCGTTTGCATATATGACAGAAGGTGTAAGTCACGATTATTGTAAGTATGTCGGATACGAGACGGATATCGAGGATTTCGTTGGGTCTCGTAGTAATGAGCGACCTAGATGGTGCCCGTTTAACAACACAGAGACGTTGCGAGTTCTTGGGGAGCCTAATCAGTGCGATCCTAGATACCCTGAGCTTGAGGATCGAGCGTATGTTTCTCTTTCTGCGTGTAAAGAATCCGAGGCTGTCGCAAAGCAAGACTATGAACTTAAAGAGGAGGAATAATCATGATTAAAATCGAAAAGACAAGTGTTGTCGGATGGGAAGATGCCATTCGCGGTTTACGAAACCCAAAAGACAGCTGGGATAAGTCAGACTCGCATTACGCGCTGTCCGGAAGCAAGTATCAGCCGGAAACCGGATTCGTTATCGGACCGAACGACCATAAGCTTATGATGGCACTTGCTAAGGGCGGTCCTGTTCACGCTAAGTACCGTCGGTATATCGATGTGTACGTAGACATTACGGCTCCGTTGTATTTCTTAAAAGAACTGGACACTTATCGTACGGTCATTAGTCCCAATCCTTACGATATTGAGATGAATTCCTGCTCCACCATGCATCGGATTACAGCTAAGGAGTTCACTATCGACGACTTCAGCCATGAGCATCTTATCGTACCGGAACCGGGAAAAGTTACAGATACGGAGCTTACCGCAATCGACGTTGATGGTAATACCTGTTACTATTCGCCAATTGGTATACTCGAGATGGTCATTAAGACACTCAACCATTACCGGGAACTGTATCTTGCGACAGACGATCCGGAATTGAAGAAACTGTACTGGTGGCAACTTATCCAGCTGTTACCATCGTCTTACAATCAGAAACGGACGCTGAAGCTCAATTACGAAACTCTCGCAGCCATGTATGAGTGGCGGTACAACCATAAGCAGGACGAATGGAGAGATTTGTGTAAGTGGATTGAGGATCTGCCTTATTCGGAGATCATAACAGTCAAACGTGATCTCACTTGCGACGATCTTATGACATTGGCTAATAAGCTTAAGGAACACTGTGCGTCGGTAAAAGTGGGTGAAAGATGCATTTTTAGCCTTACCGGAACATGCGAACGCCTTACGTCCAATTGCAAGATTGCAAACGACGCTGCTGAGTATTGGATGGTTTAAATGATGCGAAATTAAGCGAAATGAGAGGCGTGATTTAATATGCTTTTACTTATTGTATTCATGGTAGTCGCTATAGTATGCGGCTTGATACTGCATTACGGACCTTGGAGCTGGGATAGTGATCTTCCGGGTGTTATTCTTGTAGTTATAGTGCCGCTTAACATTATTGCTGCCTTTACCAGTCTATGCTTGCTTATAGGCGCTAAGGTTCCGGCTTTTGAACGAGCTGAAAGAATCAAGCGCGAGGAGCAGTATAAGACCATCAGATTCATTCTCGATAGCGATAAGATTCCGGGAAGCGATATAATTCAGCAGATTACGGATTATAACTCGATGGTCTTAAAGAGACAGGCTAATAACAAATCGATCTGGCTCAAAGCTTACACTTATGATTTCTGGGATGATATGCCGCTTATTGAGCTGGAGGAGTGATGGTATGAAACTACGAGAAGACGTTCAGAAGAATCGGATCTGGACACATGGTTCTGTGTATGTCGATCATAACGAGTTCGTTCCTATCTGTCCAGAATGCTGCTCAGACAATGTGACAACGGTCCCAGAGGGTCAAGAAACAGCTGCTATTTATATTTGTTCAGATTGTGGGTGTGCATTCGACGCATGGAAGGGATCGGAACGGACGAAATTGGGAAAAGTGGTGCATGTGGTTATAGATACTCTCATGGTGCTTTTTTCTATTGCAGCTGTCGGATTCTGCATTTTTGGAGCTGTATGGGCTAAGAAAAAGAAAACAGAACTCGGTGGTGATGTCGATGCCACAATCATACTTAAAACATTTGGAATCGGTCTCGGATTACCATCCCTATGCATGATTGCTGAGGTCATACTTTCAAAGATTGACGATAAGATTTGAGGAGGATGATACCATGATTGATGACATCAAAGACTTCCTCGAAGAATACTGGATTCCGGTCTTGATTGGTGTTGGGCTCATTGGGTTTGTCATATGGCTTTTCATTCCGAGAGACCACACACTTGACGTAAATCAGATTCAGTGGGAGTATGTTGTTCATATCGAAGAATTCATGGTACAGCATCATGACGATGACAGGTCGAAGCCATCTGACGCGTACAATGTTAAATCACATTATCACCCTCATACAAAGACTTGGACGGATGACGATGGTAATACTCATACGAAAGACGATTCGTACTGGACGTATGACTATGATGTTAACAGGTGGATTGAGACGAGACAGGTTGTAACAACTGATTATGACCATAATCCGTACTTCGGGAAATACTCGTTGAAAGAATCGAACAGAGAAGATGGTATCGGTGCTGAGAGAGCGATTGAAGAGAAAATCTACCGCGCTCTTGGCACTGAGATTCATGGTGACGGAGAACTTGTGGAGCTTGTAATCCCTGAAGATATGTGGAATACACTTACGGACATGGACGAAATCAACTACAAGGAGTCAATCGTTAGTTGGCCGTATGATCTTGTTGTAGCGAAATGAGAGGAGCGAAACTGAATGCCTAACTACCATGAGACTACGCTCAGTGAGGCGATAGCGACGTTTACTAAGTCTGAGAAGACGTTTCTGTATGATATTATGGGGAGGCTCATACAAGATAAGGTACAAACGTTTGAGGAATACGAGGCACTTCTATCAAAGCTTCCTCAACAGAAAGCCTATGTCGTGAACACCCTTATATTTTGTGCAGCAAGGCTTGGAGATATTGCGAAGGTTGGTGCCAAAGTTACTAACCGTGATATTGAGGCTTGGGCTTACTATATAAAGAATCATAGCGCGCCTTGTCTGTTTGTGACGGTTGAGGCGGACTAATTAATTAAAAGAAATGAAACTTTAGCTACGCAACATTTACAACTTATATAATGAGTCTAATCGACTTGTGTCCTCCAAACAGAACACTAATTTGATTTGACTTTATTTCAAATAGACTCTGGTCTGCGGACAAGCGGATCAGGGTCTTTATGTTTTTTTTTTCAGAAAGGAGTAATTAACCATGGGCATTAACAACAAAGAGGAGTTCAATCTTAACGATTTGTGCTTCGAGGATGTTATCAACGGTCTCAACAAGTATTTCGCTGAGGACGAGACTTGTGTGCGGGTTCCGAGATCATTTGTTGGGATTGAGGGTTCCAATGATGTCATCTTTTACCATTTCGATGCTGAGAAGTATCTAGATGAGCTTATCGCATGGTTACGGACGGAACACGGAATCTTCTATTATCCCGGCATGGAAGCAAAGTATGCGAAAGCTGAAAAGAGAATTCCACCATTTACTGAGAGAATGAAAAACGATGGTGCTCTTCGTGCATTAAAGAAGCTGCATAAGATCGTGACTAACGTTGAAGTTTCAGATAAGGCCGACTCTCCGACACTGATTGCCGCAGCCATTGAAAACGATTTTGCGGTATTGAAACAAGATTTGAAGAATGCTATTGAGACAAAAGAGAGCTTTTTCGAAATAAAAGGAAAACTCAATTATCGCAAAGAACTTATGGAGTATATCACAAAAACGGAGAAAAAGCATGGTATCTGTTTCTCTGATCTACACGATGATGAAGAGTTTCGTCCAGAACGGATATTCGATGATTTGCTTAATAAGATGACTCGTAACGAACATATCTTAAAGGATTTGTATCGTGATATACTCCATAAACAACCTGATGGTTTGTCAAACGAGGATATCGCAACTAAAATTATCGATAAAACGCTTGAAATGAAAGAACGTCTTGATCATAAGGAAGCGAAGGTCGTTGGTGAGATTCGGGTTAAGCAATGTGAGGAAGAGCTCTTAGATCGCATCAAGATACTTGCAGAATCAAGAGCAGAGATCAAAAACTCCGACATCAACAAACTCATTCGCGATTACTGCACTAAGAATGACATTATAGCTCCTTCTCGGTATTTTAGCGACAAGTGTTGCGTCGAATACTTGTTCTCGGTTGTTGATCTCGAGCGAGAACATCGAGCGGCCGTTGGAAAGAAGATGGTTTACGATTACGAAAAGGACATCATGAATCATATTCGTCAGGAAGCGTCTCGAAACGGGTATACTCTTCCCGAAAAAGTTGATGATGAGCCTCTTACTATCGAGCGTGTGTTTCATGATTTACTGGAACTTATGAGGATACGAGGGGAGGAACTGCGTATACTGAAATCGAAATGTGACCGTCTGAATGAGATTGTAGAAGAGTTGAACACCTTAAATAACGAAATAAAGGAGTGAATCCACATGAGTGCTGCTAACCACCTCGATTTCATTATCGCTATTCTGCGGAACAATGGCGACACAGAAACAGCAGACGCTTTAGAGAGCGGACAGTACGATCTCAGCACATTAAAGAAGGGAATCAACTCTATTTATGGTGTTGCGGCCTCTAGTTGCGATAAAAGGAGGAACAGAGCATGCTCGAAAGCCCATGGATCGAACTGATTTTGGTCGGATTCCCGGTTTTGATGTTCGTTTTATCCGTTTTTCTTCGAAAATGTGTCAGCAAACGTATAAAAAAGCGGTTCCAGACGATAAAAATCGAGAAAAAACGTAAGAAAAACCCTTGTTATGGCTGTCCGTCGGTTAGAAAACACCATTGTAACGGCTGTTATCGCAAGGTTTTGAAAGATTTTGAGGCAGAAAGAGGTAGAAATGATGGATAAACTGGATGTAAAGAAGCGTTCAATGGGTATTATGGCTCGTATTCAGGCCGCTACAGCTCGTCATGACCCGTCTTATAAGCTTAAAAAGAGCGGTTTTCTGAATGCCCATGACATGAGAAAGCTGATTCCGACGTTTGAGGAGCTCATAGATGGCGTGAAAATTGATTTTAACCGGAAAGAAATGGTTAAATCAATACTCAATGCCGCTGAAAAGACCTATTGTATGAACGATATCATCAACACAACTGATGTCGTGAAGCATTTTAGAGGCAGAAAGAGGTGATTTTACATGACAGAACACGAGTCTATTGTTCTATCAGAGGTCAATTCGGTCCCGGGACTTACGATTCAGCTCAGATTTGACTCAGAATACTTTAAAACTGGACGCTTTTTCGTAGTCGACGAGTGGAATATGAGGATGCCTCGTGAAAAAGGAGGAAAATACGAGCGAATTCGCCTCGTAAAAAGATTTATTGCCATGGTGACAGGACTGGAATGCGGAGGAACAGTGCTTAATATGATGGAAATCAATCAAGAATCTGGAGGAATCCGTCATTTTAGTATCTCGGAAAGTCAATATCGGCATGGTTACTGGGGTCTCGAGCCTGCAAAAATCGAAAAAGAGAGGAAAAATGACGATGGATAAGCATAATTCGGTACTTTCAAGTGAATTTTCGGACGCTTTCGTGAATGAAATGAAGCATCGCGTTGAGGTTTCGTATTATAAGTACGGTCCGGCACGAAAAAACTTCGCGGAAGGGCGAGTTGACGCCATAAAAACGGCAAAAATGTGCCTGGAAGCGTTCGAAAAAGACAAAAATACGGAGCATTTGATCGATGCAGCCAACTATTTGATGTTCAGATGGCGCTTTCCGATGCCCGGAGAAGAGTTCAAACCGACCGGAAGTGATGGTTCAGTTGGAACTTTTGGGACTCCAATCAACCTCGAAAAGGAGTAAAATATGACAAAAATCATCGATGAAAATGAGAAAAAAGAGCTTAAAAAGCACTATAAAATGCGTGCTTTACGGCTCGCTCTTGGTGTTTCACAAGCCGAAATCGGGGAACTTGTCGGTGTTTCAGCCACTCATATTGACATGTACGAACGCGGTTTAAAGCACTTTGACATGGTCGAATCGGAGGTATATACGGCTCTTTCGGACATCAGGGATAAGTATATCGAGAAGTATGGTTACTGGTATGACATCTATATTGAGCTTAAAACAGACATCAATGTACTTGATATCTGGGTCGAGTTTGAGGGTCACGCGCCAACCGAAATTATCAAAAAAGCCAAGGAAAGCGCGTCTGCATTCGTACATATTTAATCCATTTTTACGTCTGTATCGCTTCTTTTAAGGTGCGCTTAATATCGTAGAAGAAGTGGTACAGACGATAAAAATCGGTGAAAAATCAGGGCTAAAATGAGGCGTTTTTGAGGCTAAAAATCATGGTAAAAAGTGCTCGAAAAAGTGCCAAAAATAAGGGGTAAAAAACTCGAAAAATTTACCCCCCGAAAATGGTCATTTTTGTGGACACTTTTTATTTTCGTGGACAAAAAAAGTGGGCAAAAACGAATTTTTTTGTGATAGTTTTGTGAAAATTTTCGAAAAAATGGTCAAAAAAGTGGTCTGTGGCCAAAAAAAGTGTCCACAAAAAAAAAAAGTGGTCACGGGTTTTTGGCCTGGCGCCTAGGTTTTTTGGCCCTCTGACCACTTTTTGAAAAAAATTACTATAAAAGATTTTTTCGTGAATTCTAAAATAAAAGAATTATGTGAATTTTTTTTGGGATTTGTCCACAGACCTATTTTTGGGGTAAAAAATGAGGCTAAAAAACGTCCAAAAAATGGGTTCAAAAAATGGTTAAAATTTGCTCTAAAAAGAGGTGATTTTTATGGGAGTTGGAAGACCTCAAAAATACAACCCGACGAAGTACTACAGAGACTTTAAAAGGCGGTTTCCAAACTTCGAAAAGTCGGTTGTACATTGGGAACCCCATAAGGCGATTCCCGATTGGATAGAGCTATACTTGAATGGCGGTGAGATATTCATCTATAGCTTTGTACAACAAACTGTATGGTCAACCAAAAAGAGGTGGAGGTGATGTAGACGAGTTATGGTGTGACATTTTTATAGTGAGACTTTATTGTATGATTATATGCGGCGAAAGGAGGTGAATGTGATGGCAAGTGTATCGAGAAGCATTGCGAGATCGATCAAGCACGATCCCGATTCATGGCGCGACTGCAATTTCAAAGACGGCGAGAATCGTAAGGAAAGAAGAAACCGTGCGAAGAAGACTCGCGAAGAACAGAAGAAGCAGTCTAAGTGATTGCTGACGACCATGGTGTTTTTATAGATTTCTGTTGAGAATCTGGCAGTACGCGAAAAAAACACCTGCTTTTATGAGGAGAGAGGTTAGAATGTCCTCAGAAATGAGGTTTAATTCACCTCTCTTTCTCTTTTCGTTTTTCCGATTACGAAAGACGCGAAAGGAGAAATGGGTATGGCAAGAACTCCTGAAGGAAAGTTTCAGGACGGATTGAAGAAACGATTAGCCATGGTTCTTCCCGGCTGTCGAGTGTTTAAGATTGATGCTCATCAAGGCATTCCCGACCTTCTTGTCTTATGGCGTGACAAGTGGGCTTTACTCGAATGCAAGGCATGGGCGTCAGCTCATAAACAACCGAATCAAGATTACTGGGTTAGATTCTATGACAAGATGTCATTTAGTCGTTTCGTCAATCCAGAAAACGTCGAGGAGGTATTAGATGAATTGGCAAAAGCATTTCGAGCTTAGAGGTCAGCACGCACTTTTCTCTCCGTCTCAAAACTCATGGATGCGGTATGATGATGTGAAAATCGCAGAACGGGTAAAGAATCAGTATCGTACTGCGCTCGGAACGGAACTCCATGAATATGTAGCGAGTCAGATCGTAATGAATCACAAAGTTACGAGCATTCGCAATCTTGTCATGGGTGTTGAGAATTACATCTACACGAAGTATCGAATCGGTGAAGATAGTAAGACTGCTCCGTACGGTATGACTCTTCTCAAGCGTATCGGCAACCTTCCAAAAGAAGTGTTCGAGACTGCGAAGATGTATATCAACGATGGCATCGATAATCGGATGCAGGTGGAGCAGCCTCTGTATTATTCCGAATTCTGTTTCGGTACAGCCGATACAATTGCTTTCCGTGATAACAATCTCATTATCCATGACTACAAGTCTGGAGCACATCCGGCGAGTTTGGATCAACTCATGGGTTATGCCGGCTTGTTCTGTCTCGAGTATAAAATCAAACCTCGTGATATTCATACAGTACTGAGAATCTATCAGTCTGGCGAAATCAATGGTTGTGAGCCCGATGCAGATGAACTCAAAGACATCATGGATATCATCATCAATGTCACTCGAATCGCCGAGAGACAAAAAGCGAAGGAGGAGTAAACCATGAATCCAGTAGCCGATGCTATTAGGAATAAGCGTTTTGACGAAGCGGACAGTTCGTCGGACCTTAAACATTACGGTATTAAACGCCGCAGTGGAAGATATCCATGGGGAAGCGGTGAAAATCCGTATCAGCACTCTGGAGACTTTCTAAGCAGAGTTGAACAGCTCCATAAGAAAGGTCTGTCTGAGAAGCAAATTGTCGATGCGATCAACAAAGAGCTTCCTGACGGTCAGGAGATCACCACAACTCAGCTCAGAGCATACAAAGCAATTGCCAAGAGTGAACGCAGAAGTCTTGAAGTGGCTCGCGCTAAGTCTCTTAGAGACGATGGTAAGAGTCTTAATGAGATTGCTCGTATTATGGGCTATAAGAATGACTCGAGCGTACGCTCGCTTCTGAACGAGTCTTCTGAGAAGCGTATGAATGCCGCTCAGGCAACTGCTGATATCCTTAAGAAGACCATTGCTGAAAAGGGAATGCTTGATGCTGGCGAAGGAGTCGAAAGAGAGCTTGGAGTATCTCGTGAGAAGTTCGGTCAGGCACTGGCTATTCTTGAAGCAGAGGGTTATCCGATCTACACTCGTGGCGTTGCGCAGGTCACGAATCCTGGTAGACAGACAATCACCATGGTGCTCTGTCCGAAAGACACAGAATACAAAGAAGTCTATGATTCCAGCAAGATCCACACCGTTAAAGACTACGTCAGCTATGACGGCGGTGATACTTTCCGTAAAGCATTCGAATATCCTGAGTCCATGGACAGTAATCGAATGCAGATTCGGTATGCTGAAGACGGCGGCATCAAGAAAGACGGAGTTGTCGAGATTCGTCCTGGCGTAAAAGATCTGTCTCTTGGCAACTCAGCATATGCACAGGTTCGAATTCTTGTTGACGGAACGCATTACATCAAAGGAATGGCTGTTTACGGCGATCCGAAAGACTTCCCTGATGGTGTTGATGTCATCTTCAACACAAATAAACATAAGAGCACTCCTAAAATGGAGGTTCTTAAGAAGATCAAGTCAGATCCTGATAATCCGTTTGGTGCGCTTCTCAAAGAACATGGTGGTCAGAGCTACTACGACGATCCAAACGGTCGATTTACAGGTGCTGATGGTCAAGCTCAGTCACTCAGTCTCATCAACAAAACAAGAACAGAAGGAGACTGGGGAGAATGGAGCAAAGAACTTCCTTCTCAGTTCCTTTCTAAGCAGAGTCTTCAGCTCATTAAAAAGCAGCTTACTCTGTCTCAGATGGATAAGAAGGCTGAATTTGATGAAATCTCGTCGCTTACTAATCCGACATTAAAGAAAGTCATGCTCGAGACTTTCGCTAATGACTGTGATTCCGCTGCCGTTCATCTGAAAGCTGCTTCGTTGCCAAGACAGAAGTATCAGGTAATATTACCCATTACTGATATTAAGGATAATGAAGTGTATGCTCCTCAGTTCCACGACGGCGAGACTGTTGCTCTTATCAGATTCCCCCATGGCGGAACTTTCGAGATTCCGATTCTCAAAGTAAACAACAAAAACAAAGAGGGTAAGAGAGTAATTACGCCTACTGCTGCCGATGCTGTTGGTATTAGCAGTAAAGTTGCAGAGCGTTTGTCTGGAGCGGACTTTGATGGTGACACTGTTCTCGTCGTTCCGTGCAACTCCGAACAGAGCAAGATAAAAATCAACTCCACTCCACCGCTTAAAGGACTTGAGGGATTTGATTCAAAGTCTTACAAATACGATGAGATTAAGACAGATTCCAAAGGCATTGAGCATTATTATCGAAATGGTCAGGAATTTAAACCTATGAAGAATCCGAAGACCGGCGGTGATTCTACTCAGATGCAGATGGGAATCGTTTCTAATCTCATTACTGATATGACACTTAAGGGCGCTACAGAAGCTGAACTTGCTCGTGCTGTAAGGCATAGTATGGTCGTTATCGACGCTGCAAAACACGGTCTCGACTACAAGCAGTCTGAGAAAGACAATGCTATTGCTGAACTTAAGAAAAAATATCAAGGTCATCTGGATGAAAACGGCGATTATCACGAAGGAGCATCCACTCTGATTTCTAAAGCGTCCTCTGATGTTCAGGTTCTTAAGCGTCAGGGATCACCTAAAGTGAATCAGAAAGGCAAAGAGTGGTATGATCCTACAAAACCGGAAGGTGCTCTCGTTTATAAGTCCGTTGTGGAAACTTATACGGATAAGAAGGGCAAAGAGAAAGTCCGTATGCAGGATTCGACACGAATGGCTGAAGAAACAGATGCCCGTAAGCTTTCTTCTGGAACACCCCAAGAGGAACTCTACGCCTCCTATGCAAACTACATGAAAGATCTGGCTAATAAAGCCCGTCTGGAAATGATTAACACGGGGCGTATCCAGTACTCTAGGGAGGCTAAGGAAAAATATGCCGCGGAGCGCAAAAACCTTCTCAACCAGCTCGAGATAGCACAGGCAAACGCTCCTAGAGAACGTGCAGCCCAGATAATGGCCAATGCCACTATGGAGGCTAAGCGGCAGGATAACCCGGATATGACCCCTAAGGAGAAGAAGAAAGCGGCACAACAGGCCCTTACAACCGCGAGATTGAGGGTTGGGGCTCAAAGACACGCTATCGAGATATCCGACAGAGAGTGGGAAGCTATACAGTCTGGTGCTATATCAGAGAATCAGCTCTATTCGATTCTTAAAGCAACTGATCTTGACAAGCTTAGAGAACGAGCAACTCCTCGTGAGACTTCTACGGTTTCCGCTGCGAAACAGAATAAGATCGAAGCTATGAGAAATTCAGGATATACAGTTGATGAAATCGCAAAAGCTGTCGGAGTTTCGACTTCAACAGTTAATAAATATCTTAAAAGTTGAGGTGAATTGTAATGAGCGAAAGAGTTTCTAATGCCCCTGTGGCATTGACAACTTTTGATAATCCTTTTTCGCCGTTTACTCAGTTCAACGAGTGGTTTGTCTGGGATTCAACTCACGGCTACAATACTTGCGGATATCTTGCAAGAATCGCAAGAACTTCGTCTCAGCTGACAGACGAAGAAAACAATGCTGAGGTTGAACGTGCGATTGATGAGATAATTTCTCTTGATTTTATGAACATTTACCGAAAAATTCGAGCTGACGAACAAATTTTGTCCTGAAAAAACAGACTACCTATGTGCAATTGCTGTGACCCCGGGAGGGGGTCTCCAAAACACACCCCCTCCCATAT